TTTATTGAATATAAAATAGAAATCATTTTATAATATTTTTATTGAATCATAAAATAGAAATCATTTTATAACATTTTTATTGAATCATAAAATAGAAATCATTTTATAACATTTTTATTGAATCATAAAATAGAAATCATTTTATAACATTTTTATTGAATCATAAAATAGAAATCATTTTATAATATTTTTATTGAATCATAAAATAGAAGTCATTTTATAATATTTTTATTAAATCATAAAATAGAAATCATTTTATAACATTTTTATTGAATCATAAAATATAAATCATTTTATAACATTCTCATTAAATCATAAAATAGAAATCATTTTATGATTTAATGAGAATGTTATAAAATGATTTATATTTTATGATATTTTTATTAAATCATAAAGTAGAAACAATTTTATAACATTCTCATTAAATATTATGAGATGGTTTTTATTTCATGTCATTTATAAAATTGAAAAAATTGAAATAAAAAAAAAATAATAAAATCTATATATGTAATAACATTTACTATAGAAAATTATCAGACAATAGACTTATAGTATATATTAGTTTACATTAATATATAATACAAGTATATAATCGGATAATTATCTTCTATAATCAAACCATATTAAATAATGTCGTATGATAATTTTAATAAAGTCATGTCAGATATGACAATGGCACATGACGACTCGTTAACATCAAATTCTATTGAAATAACTTTAGATTTGTTTGATGAAAATGATTCAGAATCACAAGAATCACAAGAATCACAAGAGTCACAAGAATCACACAATGTCACAAAATGTTTCCGTTTTTCAGATAAAAATGATGAACTTAGTTTTTATGATACATTACCAGTTGATGAAATTAAATTTAAAATAAAATGTTCCAATATACATATATCACATCATGATACATGTGATATAGATATATTTTATCATACAATTAACATGATTGAATCTAAATCAATCGATGGTCCATTTGAACTATCTTATTTTGAACCAAATAAAGAACAATTACGAATAAAACTAACATTAAATCCAGTTGAACCAATTAAAACTAAACAAAAACCAGTCGAACCAATTAAAACTAAACAAAAACCAGTCGAACCAATTAAATTAGATTATAGTATTCGTCAATGTGCACAATGTACGAGTTTAAAATATTGTGGACGTTCTTATTGTCCAATTGGTGCAAAAAATAATTATATGTTTGGATCAAAATATAAAAAACGGAAACGATAATTGTTTTGTTTATTTGTTATATAATAAATATATTTTATTAGATTATAATATGATTGTTATTATTGGTGCAGGAATTTCTGGTTTAATATGTGCTTTAGAATTGGCAAAAAAAGGTTTTAAAGTTGTTATATATGAACAAGATAATATACCTGGAGGAATGGCAAAAAGTTATCGTATTAATAATATTCCAACTGAACACAGTTGGAGAGGTTTTATGTCATTTTATCGTAATATTTTTGATGTTCTTAAACAACTAAAATGTGAACAGATTGAACATTATTATAATGATGATGATCAATTATTTACAATTGATGATGTAAAGAAACATAATAAACCGGATGATGGATGGGTTATCCGAGTTTAATTAATATATTATTATTATTATTTATTGTATTGATTATATTGTACGTTTTGTATAAAAATAAAAAATAATTTTATTTTTATTTTCTGTATAATAATGCATGATGCCAACATAGATGTTTATCTTCCAATGTATAATTATACATCGCATATTTAATACATTCTGGAGAACAACATTTCAATCTGTCATTACAATTTAATTTAATTCTAGCATAAGGGCAATTTATCACTAATTTGTCAAACTGTTCTATGGTTTTTTCTTTGTTGAAACTGTAAATTTTATTTAATTCATTTATATCAATAGTAATAGTATCCATATTTTAATTATATATAATAGTAACATATATATACTATTATGTATAATATTCAATTTTTTTGGGAATAGATAATTAAGAAATTAAATGATAAATTGTCATAAAAAATTCATGATAAAAAATTTTAATATCTCAACTTTTTATATTTTATTATTTAACACCATATCGTTTTGCATTAACACCTCTCAAATTATCAATTAATTCTTGTACATTTTTCAGACAAATGTTTTACTTTTTTAGTAAGTTCTCCGATAGTGTTATCAAATGAGTTGATTGATTTTTCTCTTACTACATAATAATTTCCCATTATATATATTTAATTAACTATATTCTATCTAAAACAATAATTAGATAGAATATATAATTATTTTTTGATTATACATAATGTAGTTAAAAATAAAATAAATTAAATTTCAATATTCTTTTTTGTATTGTCTGATGCTTTCTTTTCTTTTTTAACAATTTGTTTTTTTTTATCAACGTGATTACTGAATTTTTGTGAATTAAATATAATATTACACAATTGATCTTTTGGTTTTTTATCTTTACATTCTGTATTGTATTGACTATCGTATAATATATATATTATGTGATCACCGTAATTACGCACTTTTTGTTGCACGCGTTTTCTTTGGCTTCACTTGTTCTTCAACAACTGGTTCAACTATTGGTGCAGTAGTTACTTCAATGATTATATCTTCTGCTTTTTTTTTTGCAACTGCTTTTTTTGGCTTTTCTTCCGCTTTTACTTCTTTTACTTCTTCAATTAGTTCTTCTTTTTCAGCCTTCTTTTTTGCAACTGCTTTTTTTGGCTTTTCTTCTGTTTGTACTACTTGTACTTCTTTTACTTCTTCAATTGGTTCTTCTTTTGCCTTCTTTTTTGCAACTGCTTTTTTTGGCTTCACTTCTTCAACTAGTTCTTGTACTGTTTCAACTAGTTCTTCTTTTGCCTTCTTTTTTGCAACTGCTTTTTTTGGCTTTTCTACTTCTTCAACTTCTTGTTCTGCTTCTTGTTCTACTTCTTGTTCTTGTTGTGCTTCCATAATATCAACAACACTTTTTTTACCTCTTTTTGGCTTGTCTTGTGATTTCACTGATTCTGTTTCAGAACTAGTTTGTTCAGTTGATGAGTCAGTTGCTTTTTTTGTTGTTTTACCTCTTTTTGGTTTTACTGGTTCAACATCACCAGTAACAGATTCTTCAACTGGTTCTTCTGTTACTGCTTTTTTTGCTTTACCTCTCTTTGGCTTTTCTACATTTGCTTCAGATTCTGATTCAGTTGTAACTGTCTTCTTACTGGTCTTATTCTCAACAGTTTTCTTTGTTTTGGTCTCAACAACTTCTCCTTCTGACATTTCATCAGAATCATCAGAATCAAAATCATTATGGATTCCTGTTAATACATCATCATTTGAATTAATTTGCATTTTTTCCAAAAAATCGCATCTGATATTATCTAATGTTTTAACACGAGCGATCAATGAATTAATTTCATTAACTAATTTAACATATGTTTCACGTTGTTTGTTAATATCAGATGTATTAAAATCATAATCTATAAATTCGCTTAAATCCAGATTTAAATCTAATTTAATAGATGTTTCATTGATATTACTTTCGACTTGTACTGGTTCGCTTGTAATTTTCTTGGTAGCTTTGTTGGATGTTTTAGTAGCTGACATTATTATAATATACTATTATTATAATATCATTAAGTTAAATAGTTTTAATATCAATTTTTTTCAATATTAAATTGTTTATAAGGCTTAAATAGAAGGATTAATAATACCGTTATTTATAAGTCCTATCCAATCAATTGTATCATATGTTGGATAATATAATATAGGTAAATTGTATTTTTTGGCAAATGCATTATATGTATATTTACCATTTGCCATATATATCATACCATTATTATAATACGGTAAATAATAATATAATTCACGATATTTATCCATATCTATATATTTATTGTCATATATTCTCCCATTGTGAATAAAATACCAAGAATAACTTGGATATCCTCTAATATCATAAATAGGTCTATTCCATCTAGTTGGTATATTCCATAAATAAAAATGTTCACTATTATTACTATTGCATAAACAAATAAATGATATCATTATCAAACATAATAAAACAAACCATACTTTTTTTAAATCTATTATTGATAAATTCATATTTATAGTATAATATATTGTTCACATTTTATTTTATCCAAAAAATCTATCATATTTATTTATTTTTGATAAAATTTCATCTTCTATTATTGCATTTTCTGTTGTAATTACAAAATATTTATTTTTTTCCGTTACAATTTTGATATATTTATTTTCCTTACCTTTGTCTTTTAATTTTTTGATATCATCAATACTACTAACTTCTATATCATTTATACTTTTTATAATTTCTCCAGGATAATATACATTCAATGTACTCACTTTAGATCCAGGTATAATACTGGTAATTATAACTTTATTTACATTTCGATTAGTAATATCTTTGTATGGCAATAAATCAGTATTGCTATTACTTAATAAATTAATATGATTCATTGTTAAATTCATCATCACTAATCCAGCCACAACAATATAATCTATTTTTTGTATTGGTGGATAAAAATTATCAATCAGATAAAAACGATTATTTGATAAATTTAATGTAATACTTGACATTTTTTTTGTATCATCTGATATAAATTTTAATTTAACTTTGTCATTTGGCGATTTATTATATATTAAATAATCTAAATGCACCTTTTCTATGTTTTCCGGGATTTTTGTCATTCCATAATTATCTATTGTATAACCATCAAATGATACTATTATATCACCTGGTTTTAATCCTGCTTTATCTGCTGGTGAATTTTGTGCAATTTTATTAATAATATATCCAACATTTTTTTTTATATTCGCATATTCCGCAAAATCATCATTAATATTGTTACATATTATTCCTAATTTTGGAGATCTAATTATTAATGGACTATCTTTTTTATCATTATCTTTTTTATCAAATAATGTTTTATTTATTATATATTGTTTAATTGGAACCGCATAATTAACTCCTTCAACACCAAATGAAACTATTTTAGAAACATTTATACCTATTACCTCAAAATTTTCATTTAATAATGGTCCTCCAGAATTACCTGAATTAATAACAGTATCCGTCTGAATAATATTATTATTATATCCACTTATTGTGCCTGCAGTTATTTTTAATTGATCTGAAGCCAACATATAACCTACTGCTTTAACTTTATCAGTTGGTCTAATTAAATCTGAATTTCCAAGTTTTAAATATTCGGAACTTTTGTAATTTTCTATTTTTAATAGTGCAATATCACGTTCCGGATAAACTGATATGATTACTGCATTATATTTATTTTGACCTATACCTGGTATTGTTATTTCTAATTTATATGACTTATCAACCACATGATAACATGTTAAAATATATCCTTTGTCATTTATAAAAAAACCAGTTCCAACTGCAGTCGATACATTTGATAAATAAGGTTTTGACCAATTAAAATTTAATATACTTGCAGTTATACGAACAACTGATTTATTTAATTTTTCAACACTATTTGGTTGTAATTTAATGTTTTCATCTGTATAATATTCATTACTATTAATACTTAAAATACAAAAATGCAATGCATATAATATTATAAATATACCAATAAACAAATAAATATTATTTTTCATATATAAAATAATATCATAAATTAATATCAAAAAAAATTAATAATTAAATTTCATTAGTGTTTGCTTCCTTCTCTTCATCATCTTCTGTTAAAAAATCAATTTTCATTTCATTTGAAGAATTTATTGAATGTTCCTTTAGAGTTATCACTAAATCAGACTCGTTACATTCCATTATGTTTGTACATACTTGACTAAAATATGATTTCACATTATTTTCGGTTAATTTACTAGATTTAATTATTATCTGATAATTGGGAATTGCAACCAATCTAATTATGAAATTAATTTGATCATCGTATGCAATCATTTTATCAGATATATTTTTGCAAGTATCTTTAATTGTTTGAACACCAAAAGATTTAATACATGACATTTCTACAGTTAAATTTATAGTAATGTCAGGTCTTGGAAACTTTTTGATCAATTTATCCATAAAATTTGGAATTAAATTGCAATTCGTCCAAGTACTTGCAATTTTATGCATTTCTGTTATGTTGTTGTAAAAAAGAGATACAATTTCATCTTTGGTCATTGTGTGCAAACTTTCTTTAACTATACTTTTGAGTTTTGCAGATGATTTTTCACTTTCATCCGTCGATTCCAGTAAATCAGAAAAAAATGTAATGATTCGTTGAATTTTTTCAAAACGATCTTTGTAATATTTAATTCGTTCTTTGTCCATCGCTGCATAGATTAGATCAACATATACCATATCTTTATTTGTATCTTTATCCTTTATTATAGAAACTTCCGAACATAAAACTGGTATAATATCACCAACTTTAAGTTTTTTGAGTTCTCTAGATGTCCATCGTGATTTGTCAACACTACAAATCATACCTTGAATATTATTATACTCGAGTAATGAACATTTAATATTAATTGATGAATTATCGTCGATACTGACAATAACATTTTCACCCTTGACAGGGTATTTATTATTATAAAAGCGAACCATGATTTAAGACTACTGATATTTACTAATTGATAATCATTTATATTTTTTATTTCAATTTTTTCTTAATGCAAATAAACTAAAAACATGGATAAATATAGATAAATATACAATTTAACCATGTCTATGTTTTACAATAAGTGGATAATAATAATCAGGACATTCTAAAACAACTATTGTATCACTTAAATCATCATCAAAATTAAGAACTCTATAATCTAAACTATAATGACCATTTATATACGTCATTACTACATATTCAATAGTTATATCATTTTCACTCATATTTAAAAATTCAATAACTTTTCGATACAGCTCAAGACCTTTTTCTCCTGCATGAAAATATGTATCAACATCAATATTTGAAATTTCATTTTTAATGTTAATGCATAGTTTATTTGATCGAACTAAAATAAGTGATATATTACCACCTAATGAATTTTCAAATATTTGACGTTTATTAGTGTTATTAATTAAGGTATTTTCAAATATTAATGATGAATACTCTTTTTTTATTTCAAATATTGACTGAAATGGAAATGAACGAAATTGACGAATTAATGGTAAACGCTGTATTTGATATATATCTAATGGTTGTTGTGTCATTTGAATTATTATTGCCTCAAAATTTTCATAAGTTACATTTGTAAAATGGTTCAAAAGATCACCTGACATTGTTGTAATTTTAATACTATTAATAACTTGCTCATTATTACGTATGTTATTATTATTATTCCTAATGTTATTTTGTCTATTGTATCTATTATGAATTGGGGTAATGCCTTGCATTATATATTTATTATATATAAAATATATAATAAATATATAAAATTAAAAATAAAAAAATTGTAACTATTCATTAAATTATATTTCCCTGGTGTCTTTTTTCTTTATTGTTAAAATTGCATTGCAACATTTACAATAAGTTTTACTTTTGTCCATACGAACTGAACCAATTGTCTTACAAGATGAACATGTAAAATTTTTAGTAATAAATTTCACAAATAAATCATTCATATCTTTGACTGTGTATTTTCTACCTGTTCCTCTTACATTGTTAAATGTGATATGTTCAGGTGTTGGATTTACTAATGCATTTTTTAAATCTAATGCATAATGATTTTTAATATGATCTGCAAATTGTTTAATTAATTTGCTAACAATTTCTGGATCATCTGTAAAATCATTCATCAATATGTTTGCATTTGTAATTGTAAAACTTGTCGTGTTTTTGGAAATTTCGACTGGATGACAATTTAGATTAAAAATTTTACGTTGAAATTGAATATCTTGTGTTAACAATTCAATATCATATAATTGTTCAACATAATTTTCAAACTCCGGTATAACTTCCAAATCATTAATGATGTCAATATTTTGTATTTTATCTTGAATAGGAAGATTATCCAAAAACATTTGTGCATCATCTGAAAATGTACAAACAACTTTATCATTTGGAATTGTTTGTGCAATTGTACCATATGCTAACATATCTAATGTTGTTCCGTATTTTGCCATCACTGCAACTTTATCATTTGGGAATACTACAGTTGGTTGTGTCAATTCAAACTTATATTGACCATCTAGTATTTCACACAATGTAGCAGTTTGACCAAATGCATGAGTTACAATAAAATATGAATTACCTGCAATTAATTGTGTATCTGCGAGATCTACCATATTTGATACAATAATTTCATCAACTATCTGACATTTTGTTTTAATATCATCTAATGTATCAATTTTGATAATCATATTACCAACCAATCTATCTGCTTTACTATAATTGGCATCTATTGTCGTTTCGATTCCAATAAAACCACCAGGTAATGCAATATTAAGTGGTGACGTGTCAGAACGTAACGCTAACACTTGAGTAATTATTGGCGTGTAAACTTTGTTATGTGTTTCACTATCATACTTAATTATTCCAGGTAATATACATATTACATCTCCAATCGCTAAATATCCAGATTGAATAGAACCACCAAAAACTGCTCCCTTGAGATCATCTATTGGTGTTCCTGGACGATTAACATCAAATGTACGAATAGTTGTCATTTTAAACTCTTTTTTTGACAAATCCATAACATTTTTGGGATATTCACAACTGACCAGGTACTTTAATAAATATTGTGTATTTAAATCAGCATTTGCAGAAACTGGAATAATTGGCGGATCAATATCACCGGATAATCTTTCACTTTCCATCATTTGATCAATTGTGGTCATTACTAATTCAAGTTTACTTTGAGTAGGAACAAGATCCATTTTGGAAATAATAATTGCTATATTAGAAATTTCAGTAGATTTGAAACATTTCATATGTTGTAACGTTTGAGGTTCAATACCATTTGATCCAGAAACCAAAAATAATGCACAATCAATATCGTTTAGTCCAGTGACTAATGTCGCCATAAATGAATTATGGCCAGGATTATCTGCAATACTAAAATGTCGAATTAATCGATAACCAACTGGTATTTCCTTGGGATTGGTTATAAAATTATGCCCATTATAATAGATCTTGAGATTCTCATAACCCATTTTAATAGTACATCCATTGACTAACTCCGCACTGTGTTTTTGAGTAGTCTTTTTTGTTAATAGTTTAGTTAGTGATGTCTTTCCAGCAGCAACACTACCTAATAATGCGAAAGTCGCAATACCTTGCAACTCTTGTAATTCACTCAATTTGACTGACATGGTTTATTATAATATTAATTAAATATCATAAGCTCTGTTAAATAAAAAATATTTTCAAATTTTTATACTATTATCCTAATAATACTATCATATTATCGCTTTTCCATATTTTTAACTAAATATAATAGTAGATCTGCCAATTTTTCATAATCTTCATTTTCATCTTCATATTCCCCTTCATATTCCCCTTCATATTCCCCTTCATCTTCATTTTCATCTTCATTTTCATTTTCATTTTCATTTTCATTTTCATTTTCATCTTCATCTTCATCTTCATTTTCATCTTCATTTTCATTTTCATTTTCATTTTCATTTTCATTTTCATTTTCATTTTCATTTTCATTTTCATTTTCATTTTCATTTTCATTTTCATTTTCATTTTCATTT